AAAGCAATGGCAGATGCTTTGGGTTATGCAGGTAGTGAGATATTTCCGAAACAAACTGAAATATTAGTTGAGCGTGGAGACACAGGTAATTTTTTAAATTTACCATATCACGGTGGTGTGCGTGGTTTGAGATACGCAATTAAAGCCGGTGGCGAGGCAGCTAGTTTAGAATCATTCTATTCTATATACGACGAATGGGCACAGACAAGAGAAGAGATAGAACAAATAACTGTCAAAGAAACGAAAGTAGAAGAGGCTTTTGAACAAGGACCACCTTGTTTAAATAGATTAGCGACAGAGGGTTTTGGTGAGGGGTCAAGAAATAATTCATTATTTAACATAGCTGTGTATTGCAAGAAAGCTTTTGAAGATTGGGAGAACAAGGTAGGTCAATACAATCAAACATATATGGACCCACCACTAAGTTATCAAGAGGTACAGCTGGTGATTAAGTCTGTCACTAAAAAAGGTTACGATAAATACAGATGTAAAGAGCAACCAATATGTGGTGTATGTAATGCTGCTAAGTGTAGAACAAAAAAGTTTGGTGTTGGTTTTGAAGAGGAGCAAATGCCAGAGTTAGATACACTGACAAAGATAACATCTAATCCACCACAATGGTTTTTAAATGTTGGTGGTAAACGTGTAGAACTAAAAACAGAACAGCTACACAATCCTAATTTATTTGCAATAGCAGTCTTGGATCAAGCAAACGTAGTATCACCCATACCAAAAGCACAAGACTGGAGAGAAGTTTATTTAAAAACTCTAATGCAAAACTTACAAGAAATAGAACCACTCGAGTCATTAGATCCAATAAATCAGATAGTAAATTTATTGTACGACTTCACAGTCAACAGACCTGCTGCAAGAACAAAAGAGGATATGCTCAACAAGATGTCTTGGACTGATGAGGGTTTTACATATTTTAGAATGGATGACTTTTATTCTTTTTGCAAACGCAACAATTGGGAGATGGATAAAATTAAAACAGGTAATCTGATAAAAACACTCAAAGATATTTTTGAGGACGAGATTAGAATGACTCTAAAGAACCAAACACCAAGAGTCATAAAGATAAAAGCCATGAGAAAAACAAAGCCAGAAATAAGCCAAGAGAAATATCAGGAGACACCTTTTTAATGGGATTACCTAAACAATTATCAGAGCAACAAATGCTTTTTGCGAAGCTTTTAGTTTACAATAAAGACAACAAAACTCCAACACAGTGTGCAATAGAGGCAGGTTATGCGGAGACAAGTGCTCACGTAAGAGCTTCAGAGTTACGCAATAAACAAAAATATCCTTTAGTTTACGATTATATAAACGAACTAAGAGATGATTTGTTTAATCAAATAAGTGAAGAGCTTTTAAATAGTGCAACAGTGATTATGGAGGCAGGGCGAAAGTCAGTTAGTGAAGATGGTAAAATAGTTAACAAAAAAGATTTTAAACGTTTTTATGATTTTGCAAAAACAGTCATACCCAATACTATAAGAACAGTTTATTTGGCAGTTGAAAATAGATTAGATGGTAAAACACCATATTACAAAATAGGGATAACAGATATTTCTGTGGCTCATCGAGCTCAATCGAATACCACAGATAATCCGTTTCATTTAAACTACATAGCATCGTTTAAATATCTAACAGAGGGTTATAATATAGAATCTTATTTGCATAATAGTTTAAAAAAAAAGAGTGCATATAAGCAAAACAAGGGTGGCACGGAGTGGTTTGATCTATCGGAATATAAAAGAAAAAGAACAGAGGAAGAATTAATAAAAATATTTTACAAAGTTTGCGCCAGGTTTTGTAAAAAATATAAATTACAGTATATGGCAGATACTAAAGATGTGTTTTTTAGAAGCAGAGTAGGTTTTTCTGAAGGCGGTATGACATGAAAACAATAATACTAGGACCACCAGGCACAGGCAAGACAACAACGCTATTAAATTTAGTGGACGACTTCTTGCGATCAGGCACAGATATAAAAAAGATAGGATACTTTTCTTTCACAAAGAAAGCTGCATGGGAGGCAACACGTAGAGCAGAAGAAAAGTTTATGTTAGACTATAAAGACATACCATACTTTAGAACACTACACTCACTAGCATTTAGAATGTTAGGTGCAAAGAAAGAAACTGTAATGGATCACGCAGACTACAGAGACTTTGGTTTGAAATGTGGCATACCAATCAAGACAGCTTGGTACCAAGATGGCAATGGCACATTTAATTCTGACAATGAGTATCTACGTTTGATAAACAAGGCACGAGTTTTAGAGATGCCTGTCTTGGATTTGTACGACAGAAACGAGCACAGTATGGACATAGAGCGAGATCTATTATATCTTTTAGATCAAGAACTTAAACGATACAAAGAAGAAAAAGGACTTATCGACTACAATGACATGGTTGTTAAATTTACGGAACAAAACATATCACCGTCTTTCGATGTACTATTTATCGATGAGGCGCAAGATCTCTCTCCACTACAATGGAGAATGGTTAGAACGTTATGGAGCAAAGCAGACAAGACATATATTGCCGGTGATGATGACCAGGCTATTTTTAAATGGGCTGGTGCTGATGTTGATACTTTTATTGCACTTAAAGAAGAAGTAGATTACGTCGACACATTAAATCAATCTTACAGAATACCTGGTGGACCGATACATGAATTGTCACAACGGATAATTAGAAATGTTTCTAACAGATACGATAAAGATTATTTACCAAGACAAGAGATGGGTGATCTTACAAGATACTCTGACGTCACGCAGGTAGACATGTCACAAGGTGAGTGGTTAGTGTTGTCAACTGCCAATCACTTTTTAGATAACATAAAAGATTTATGTGAACTACAAGGTTGGTACTACTCACACAAAACAAAAAACTCTGTCAAACTAGATTTACTTCTTGCAATACAAACATGGGAGAGATGGAGAAACGGTGAACAATTATTACCGGTCGCATCAATAAAAAATATTTATTCTTATCTTGGAGCAAACGTAACCAAAGGTTATCAAAAAGGTAAAACAATGGACGATAACGAAGAGGGTTATTACATTGAAGAGTGTCTCGAGAACCACGGATTACAAACACAAGACGTTTGGTACAAAGCATTTGCAGGTTTAGATACCAACACAGAAAATTACATTCGTAATATGTTAGCCAACAAAGAAAGTTTTAAACAGAACCCACGCATAACTTTATCAACAATACATGG